AATCAGCGATCTTGCCGAGGGTTACCGTTCTTCAAGCATCGGCAATATTCCAGTCTCCGAGTTCGTAACCGCGTTCAAAAAATATGTTCGTCAGATCAACGGCCTCGTTTATGACAACGGTCAGGAAAATAAAGCATACAACGGCGACATCCTTAAAACCCTCCCCGAAGTGAAAGCGGATGTCATCTACTGCGATCCGCCGTACATAACCGAGTTTTTGAAAAACGATTACGAGGATTATTACCACTTTGTGGAAGGCCTCATGACCAGGTGGGAAGGAAAGGAAATTCTCGACACACCCCGGCGTAACTTCGCTTCACGAACAAAATACACGAAGGAAAGCATGAGCGAGTTGATCGGCAATGTCATCTCAGCCGCAGGCAAAAAGTTCCCGCACATCCTCATCAGCTACCGGGACAAAGCGTTTCCGACCGAGAAGGAAATGAAAGAGATGGTTTCCGGCTCCTTCGGCGACGTGAAGGTGAAGCGGATCGCCGTGGAATACAACATCGTGAAAAAGGAATCCGACGCTGGCGGCAAATATGCGAACGAGCTTCTTTTCATAGGAAAGAAGACATCCGCCGGCGCGGCAAAGGCCGAGCGCGAAGACGACGACATTCTCGATGCGATTGCCGATTCCGATTTTCAGATGAAGACGCAGAAGAATTCGCAGCTTACGCTGGGGCATTCCATTCTGCACCGCTGGTTCGCCGCCGGGTGGGATTCCGAGGGCAAAAACGTAACCACCACATGGACGCGCGATCAGGTTGTCACGGAACATACGCGGCTCCACCACCTGGCGCTCGACCGGAATCTCGTTTTTTCCTACATCCCGAATTCGATAGATGAAACCCTGCCGGACGGCCTGAAAAAGCAGGTAAAAGAAAAATTCGAGCAGTCGAGCGCGGCGGCGGCGTCCAATTTGCCCCCCTGCGAAAACCACACCACTGTCATCGGCGACATCCGGCTCGACAGCATGAACTTGTTCGCCGCAGAGGGAATCAGCCTGTCTGACAACAACGTCGCTGGCGACAAGGAATTCAGTTTCATTCTCACGCACGCGGGTCCGAATAAGAACGGCGATTACTTCACGGTCGAGGAACTCTCCGCGCGGCACCAGACGGCGATAAATAAAAAGATAGACCTCAAGCACTCGCAGGACTTTACGGACATCGTGGGCGGGGTTATTGCGAGCGATTTTGTCCAGGAAACCGAAAAAGCGTGGGTGGAATGCGTTGGAGAGCTTTACACGAATGACAACATCAACTCGCGCCTCGCATACAAGCTGATCAAGAAAGGCATCATCACTCAGGTTTCGATGGAGTGCGATTACGAGGAAGGCGAATGCTCGATCTGCGGCAAGCGCGTGCGCACCAAGGCGGACTATTGCATCCATCTGAAGAAATACAAGGGAGGTGAATTCAAGGGGCAACCCGTTTACGAAATTCTCCACGGCATCACCTTTACGGGCCTCGGCCTGCTGGACCGCAAGGGCGCCGACGAGAATGCAAAGATAAAGCAGGTCGCGGAAAAACATTCCAATGAAGGAGGAAACGACGGTATGGACGGAGAAAACAAGAATCCCGAAACCGATGAAACCGAGGCGGCGAAAAAAGCCCCCGGTGGCGGCGGTGGCAATGACGCCCGAGTCAAGGAACTCGAGAAGGAGAACAAGGACCTGAAAGCCCAGCTCGACGAGGTTCAGAAGGAACTGGACAAGCTGCGCGAGGAACAGGCAGCGGCGGCGCGACGGACCCGCGCGGAAAAACTCGTCAAGGAGATGGAGAACCGGGGCGTCGAATTCGACGGCGATGACGACCGCGAGAGTGAGATGAAACGCATCGCGGGACTCGGCGACGATGCTTTCGCGGCCACGGAGGCGGCGGTCAAGCGCATTAAGAAGAAAGACCCGAAAGCCGATCCGAACGCCGACGAGACACCGGAGGACGAGGCAAAGAAGAACGAGAAGGACAAAAAGCAACCGCCGAAAAAGTCGAAAGCCGACACGGGCGGCGGCATGAATGCGGACGCGAGCGTGCGGCCCGCCAACGTGCAGGACGGAGAGGAATCTTCCCTCGAGGAGAGCCTGAAATCCGGCTTCATGGCGGCCTACAACGACCGCGTGGGCGCAGCCAACTAAAAACAGAAAGGAACGGAGGTAACTGGCAATGGCATATTTGAACGCGAATCACCCCGGCATTGCGTATGGCGACGGCTACATGCAGGGCGCGGGGAGTATGGGACAGTTCGTGAAGGCGGTCGGCGACGACACTTTTGCGGTGAACACGGACGCCGGGACGCAGTCCTTCGGAATGCTGATGAAGGATTACGCCGACGGCGAAATGCCCGCTTTATGGTGCAATGGCGGCGTGTACGAGACCGACCAGTTCAGCGGCGCGGTCAATCCGAACGAGCTTCTGAAAATCGACGCCACCGGCAGGCTCGTCGGCGGCGCGACCAACACCAACAGGGTCGCCCAGGCGATCAGCGTCTCGGGCGGCATCCTGAAATTCAAACTGCTCATATAAGTCCTGTCGAAAGGAGGACACATCCAGCATGGAAACGAAAAAGGTAAAAACGGACTCGCAGGAGTTCATGGAAAAGATGGGCGTACTGATGCGCCGGGCGCTGGAGTCGCCCGAGGGAATGCGGGCTCTCGCGGCCGCAATCGCCGCGCCCATCGAGTCGGACATCGCACGCAAGGAAATCACCTCGCTTCTGCTCACGAAGCACAACCTGCCCAAGGGCGAGCGGCCCGTGTACCAGAAGCGCCCGCGCCTGAAAGCCTACTGGGTATCGAAAGACGGCGAAGCGCGCGAGATAGAGATCGGCAAAGACGAGATCGAAATCCCGACGCACCGCATCCACAGCGCCCCGATGGTCGACGTGAGCATTCTCAAGCATGGCAACATCGGCGCTCTCACGGACATCCAGACAGCGTCCTCGGATGAAATCCGAAAGGAGATCGACAAACGCACGATCACCGTTATCTCCACAGCCGTGCCCGCCGAGAACACCGTCACGATCACCGGCGGAATTCTGACCGAGGACAGCCTCAACGACGCCATCAGCATCCTCGAAGACAAGGAGCTGACCGTGAAGTACATCGTGCTTCGCGGAAAACGCTTCAACGAGATGCGCTCGTGGGACCTCGACCCGGTCACTCAACTCGAACTGCGCCAGAAGGGCATCATCAAAGTGTACGGCGGCGCGAACGTGCTGCTCACATCGGCGGCGGACGTCAACGAGATTCTCATTATTCCGGACGAGGAGATCGGCAAAATGCCCGTGCGCGAGCCGCTCACCGCGGAAGCCATCGACAAGAAACTGAAATTCAAAACCGGCTGGCTCATCTGGAGCGAACTCGGCATGGGCGTCACCCGCCCGGACATCGTCGCAAAGGTCGTCATCCAGCCGTAAGCGGAGGAGGAACACGCATGGCCAAGATCAGAAATCTCACACCCGGCATTCTGCACATTCCCGCAGCGAAACTTCGCTTTCAGGGCGGCGCGGTCGCGGATGTGCCGGAAATCACGCCGGAGATTCAGAAGCAGATCGATGCGGGGCGCATCGCGGTCATCACGGACGAGGATGCCGCGAAGGCGGAAGCGCCCGCGCCGAAATTGTCCGAACCGCCAGCGGATTTCGACAGTATGGATGAATCGGACGCCATCGAGTTCGTTGAGGACGAGACCGATCCGAAAGTCATCCAGTCCATTCTCAACGTGGAAAAACGCGACAAAGTGATCGATGTGGGCAAGAACCGGCTGAAGGAGATAGCGGATGCTCGCAAGTGATCTCGTAACACTTCTGCGGCTCGACATCGGGGACACCGCCGGGGAGATGCTCGGAGACGAGTATCTTACCCGGTGCGTGACCCGGGCCGTGTATGTCCTGAACAAGGACATCGGAACGTCATTCGCCGTGAACGGCAGCGAGGTCGCGCCCGATCCGTCCGGAGAGGAACAGGAACTTCTTCTCCTTAGGGCGCACATCAATGTTTGTTCGCTCATGCGCTCGATCACCGCGAATAATTTCTCGTTTCAGAGCGGCGACAAGCAGGTGGACAAAACGAAACAGCCGTCCTTCTGGGCGGACCTGCAGGGCGACCTGGAGAAGGAATATAAGGAGCGCGTGAAGAATGCCGCGCCGGACAGCGGCGGCGAGATCGTGGACGACCCGGACAACGGAATCATGGTCGCTCCGGCGTTAAAACCCGTGATCTATGAAAGCGGAATCGTAGAGGACGAAAATGCTGCTCTCGGATAAGGACAAAGCATTCATCGCCGAATGCACGGCGGAACTGATCACGAGTTCCGGCCAGACGGGGAAGCGTTACGTGCCCGATCCGAACGCGGAGAAGATTTACGGCACGGACGACGCGCCGTTTGTTCTGGACTGTGAGTTCCCGTTCGAGTTTGTGGAGACGCCGCCCCAGCTTCTTACAACGCAGAAGACGGACGCGACGATATCAGTCCTTCCGGATCAGGAGATCAATGAGGCCGACCATGTCGAGTTCAATGGAGTGCAATATAAGGTGCTGACGGTTGAGACGCTAAATGTGTTCGGCGTCGTCAGTCACAAGGTGGTCACGGCTTCGAGGCTGTATCCATGAAAGTGAAAAAGTTCGGAGACTGGAATCGTTTGGAGAGAGCGCTGATTAATTGTCTTCCAGCGCGGATGGAGAAAGTGCTGAACCAGGCCGCGACAAAGTGCGCGTTGCTGTTGGTGCGGGAGATAAAGAAAGGAATCAAGGCGCAAGCGCCTGGTGGTAAGAAATTCACGCCGCTCGCGGAAGCAACCATCGAAAAAAAAGGATCGTCCAAGGCGCTCATCGACACGGGATTTCTGCTCAGTTCGATCACGCAGAAGATTATGGGCGACAAGGCATTCGTGGGACTCCTGCGGGGAACACGGAATAAGGACGGAGAGGAAATCGTGAACATCGGGGCGATCATGGAATTCGGAGCGACGATTCAGCAACCGAACGGCGTGACCATCGTGATTCCGGCGCGTCCTTTCATTCATCCGGTCATGGAGCAATACAAAGACGAAATCAAGCAGATTTTCGCGGAGGCCATACTTGATCTCCTACGTTAGAGCAACAGTCGAAGCGCTGATCCGGAAACTCCAGGTGGACGTGACGCCAAACACGGCGCTCGTTCCGCTTAACGATTATTACGAGATCAAGCAGGTTCCTTCGCTTCTGGTTATCGGCCCAAAGATGGAGGAGAACCGGGCAAAGCGGATTTCGGAGAAGATCGTCGAGATTGATCGCGGCGCGCTCACTTACACGGAGCGCAACTGGCCCCGGTTCTACAACCTGGATTTCGATTTCGTACTGACTGCGGCAAACGGGATGGAACTGCTCGATCTTCAGGAGAGTCTTATCGCGTTTTTTCTGGATAACATCGCGGTGGCCGTGCCCGTTTCCGCCGGATGGGGTCTCGGTCCATTCGGCGATGAGCCGTGGGGTTCGGAGAATATATTTCTTGAGTTTTATCTCCGCGAGATGATCCCCATCGGCGGGCTGGAGAGGCCGAACTTTTCCAACCTCCGGCAAGCGTCCGGCAGGTATCGCATCGAGGATGTGCCGATCTTCGATCACGTTCTTGATAAAGGAAAACTCGTTCTTTACCGGGACTTCGTTCTCTGCAATTTCAGAACAAGGGTGCCGGTCGAGACATTTTCACGGTAACGAAATGAGGTGATCCGTTTTGAAAAACGTTCTTCTGAAAAACATCTCCGGCGCGATCCTGACGGTTAACGTCGCCAAGGGACGCGGGCTGCATTTTCTCGCCGGTGAGACAAAAAGCGTACCGGCGGGAACGATTGAAAGCCCGGATGTATTCCGGCTTTTCCGAAAAGGGTTCCTTGAGGTCTTGGACGAGAAGCCCGCCGCGCCGGAGAAAAAGAAAAGTAAATCCTGAAAGAGAGGTGAGCATTTCTCATGCCTGAATATTTATCCCCTGACATTTTCGTTGAGGAGCGGGAAAGCACCCGGCACACCATTGAGCGCGTCAGCGCGTCGGTGGCCGCGTTTTTCGGAATAGCCGAGCGCGGGCCTGTTGGCGTTCCCGTCCTCATAACAAGCTTCGCGCAGTTCAAGCGCGTCTTCGGCGGCTACATTGCAAACAGCCATCTCGCATACGCCGTGGACGGATTCTTCAAAAAGGTCAAAGGCCGCTGCTACGTTGTCCGCGTCGTGCATTACACCGACATCACGGACGCGTCGACTGCGACGAGCGCGACGAGCGCAACCACGCTTAATGACCGGGCCGCAACGCCCGCGCCGACTCTCGGCGTGAAAGTCGCTTCCCCCGGAAAATGGGGCGACGACATTTCAGTAAAAATCGAGGCGGCGACAAACAAACCCACAGAGCATTTCAAGATGAAGGTTTACCTGAAGGGAACGCTCGTCGATCTGAACGACGACCTGTCGATGGACACGGCGTCCGAGAACTATGCGCCGGAGCGCATCAACGGAAAATCCGAATACATCGTCGTGGAAGATCTCGGCTGCGCGACCGTCGCGCCGGACAACAGACCCGCGGAAGGTCTTTTTACTCTCACTGGCGGCAACGACGGTCTCGTTGACATCGGCGACGTGGATTACGCTGGCAGCCAGGCGGCGCGCACGGGCGTGTTTGCATTCGATCCCGTGGACGAGATCAACATCCTGGCCTGTCCCGGCATTACCACACAGACGGTGCAGAACGCGCTCTGCACGTATTCCGAACTGCGGCAGGATTTATTTGTGATCCTCGATCCGCCCGTCGGCATGAACGTGACCGAGATAAAGGAATACGTCCAGGACACGGCGGCGTTCAACAACCGGTTCGCGGCGATCTACTACCCGAACATCATCATCGTCGATCCGCTGTCACACAAAAACAAGCTCGTCCCGCCCTCCGGCCAGCTCGCGGGCATCTACGCGAAAACAGACGTGGTGCATGGAGTGCATAAAGCCCCGGCGGGAATAGAGGACGGAAAGTTCGCGGACATCATCGGTCTCGAATACACGCTCGACAAAGGGCAGCGCGACACGCTGTATCCGGCTCGCGTCAACCCCATCGTCAAGAAGCGCGGCGTGGGAGTGGTCGCGTGGGGCAACCGGACACTTTCGGCGCTTTCCGACTGGCGCTCGATCAACGTGCGGCGTCTGTTCCTGAACGTGGTGGAATCCATCGCCGAGGGAACCGAGTGGGCTGTGTTCAAGCCGAACAATCTCGATTTGTGGAAAGACCTCACGACCACGATCACGCTCTTTTTAAAGGAATACTGGCGTGAGGGCGCGTTTTTCGACGGCGGCTCGGGCAACTGGCGCGACTCATTCTATGTGAAGTGCGACGGCGAACTGAACACGCAGGAGATCATCGATCAGTACAAGACCGTCTGCGAAATCGGCATCGCGCCGACAAAAGCCGCTGAGTTCGTGATCTTCCGCATCACGCAGTGGGACGGCGGTCGATTAATCGGCGAATCAATTGGAGGTGCATGATATGCCCGCACAGGCAACCGCAATCAATTATTGGGACAAGTACGCCTTCATCGTGAAGATCGACGGCGTGGTCCGCGCGGCGTTCAACAAGTGTTCCGGCCTGAAAGCCGAAGCGGAGGTTATCGAGTATTCAGAGGGCGGCGCGCTCACGCCGCACAAGCAGCCCGGAACAATCAAGTTCGACGATATCGAACTCGAGCGCGGAATGACGGAAGACGACGACCTCTACAACTGGTGGAACGAGATTTACAACCACGCGTCGGGAACGGGGTCGGCGGACGAGCGGAAATACAAGCGCAAGGTGACGGTCATTCAGAAAGACCGGTCCGGCGCGGAACTGACCCGCTGGGTAATCCCGAAAGCGTTCCCCGCCGCGTTCGAAACCGACGACTGGGACAACGAGTCCTCCGAGCACCAGATCACAAAGCTGACGCTGGCGCACGAGGGATTCGAGAAAGAATGATGAGGTGACGAATGGAACTTTATACCGAAAAGGTAACGCTGCCGTCCGGGCTCGAATGCACCATCCGCGAGATGACCGCGACCGAGGAAGGATTTCTCGCAAGCCAGAAGATGCTGAAGTCCGGCGAAGCGTTCGAGAAGATTCTGCGCAACTGCGTGGTCGAGAAAGATATCGACCTCGACAACCTGCTCGTTGGCGACCGCTATTTCCTGATGCTCGCCATCCGGAAACTCACTTATGGCGACGAGTACGACTTCAAAGTCCGGTGCGCGTCCTGTGGACAGACGTTCAACATGAGCGTCAATCTTGCGGACCTGCCGATCAAGAAGCTCGATGGCGACCCGGACGCGACGCACACGATCACGCTGCCCCGCACCGGAAAAAAAGTGACGTTCCGGCTCCTGCGCGGCCGTGACGAGAAGAAGATCGCAACCACTCTCAGAAAAAGCCCGCAGGAGATTATTCGTCTGTCACTTTACCTGCACACGGTGGCAGTGGACGGAGCCGAGAATTTCTCCGAGAAGTTTTTTGAGACGCTGCCTGGGGCGGACTCGCAGTATTACCGGAAGGAAATCGACGCTGTCACGTGCGGTGTGGACACCGTCGTCGAGGTGGAATGCCCCGAATGCGACAATGAATTCGAGGTGCAGCTGCCCATCAGCGAAAATTTTTTCTTCCCGAACTCCAGGAAGACCTGATCCTGGAGGAAATATTTTTTCTCTGTTTCGGCAAGGGGCCGTTCAAATCGCTTGAGGAAATCGAACGGCTCCCGGCTCATGTGCGGCGATGGTTCGTGGAGCGGCTCTCCGACCAATACCGCGAAGAGGAACGGCAGGTAAAGAAGGCAACGAGAAGGAAACGATGAACAATTACGGTCTCGGCATACTCATTCAGGCGAAGGATCAGGCGTCCGCCGTTTTTCAGAAAGTGGAAAAGAACTTCGATTCCCTTTCAAAGAAAAGCGACGAGATGGCTTCTCGCATGCAGGCGTCCTCGAAGATGTTCTATGCCGGTATAGGAATGATGGGCTCCGGCGCGACCATGCTTGGAGGCATTGCCGCGACCGTGAAAGTTGCCGGAGATTTTCAGGAAGCGATGATCGGCGTTCAGAAGACTTCCGGCATGACCGACGCGGAGATCAAGAGGCTCGGCAACCGGTTTGTCGAGATGTCCTCGAAGATGCCGAACAGCGCCAAGGAACTCGCCAACATCGGTGAGATCGGCGGGCAGCTCGGCATCCTCGGCGTCGAGAATCTCTCCTCGTTCACGGACACAGTGGCAAAACTCGCATCGGTGTCGGAATTTTCGGCGGAGGAAGGCGGCGCGGCGCTCGCCAAGATCGCTAACCAGTTCAAGATTCCCATCAAGCAGGCAAAGAACATGGGTTCCGTTCTGAACGAGCTTTCCAATATCTCGACCGCCACTGCCCCGACGATTGCCGAACTGACATCTCGCATGGCCGGCGCGGGTTCATCGCTCGGACTGACCATGCCGCAGATTTCCGCCATCGGCGCGGCGCTCACGGATATGGGCGTCAGTTCCGAAGTCGGCGGCACGGCCATGTCGGACATGTTCATGGAGATGATGAAACGCACGGACCAGTACGCGAAAGTCGCGGGCGTGTCCACAGCGGAGTTTAAACAACTCATGGAAAAAGACGCATACGGGGCACTGACGAAATTTGCCACGGGATTGCAGAAGTTCGACAAATTTCAGGTCGCGGACATGCTGACCGACCTCGGCATCGGTGGCGCACGCGGAACGGACGTGCTGCTAAAACTGGTCGAGGCGAACAAGTCCGTCAACGGCCAGCAGTCTCTTCTTGGCCGGTTCGTGGATACTTCCAACAAAGCGTTCGCCGAGGGGACGTCGCTACAGAGGGAATATGACAACTCTCTCAAGGGAATGAACGCGCAACTCAAGATCGCTTGGAATTCCGTCGTCGCGCTCGCCATCGAGATCGGCCAGGAGATGGTGCCTTACATTACGAAAGCGGCAAAAGCAATTTCATCATTTGTTCAGGGCATGAAGAAATGGTCGAAGGAACACCCCGGCGCTCTGCGCGGCATCGTGCTTATTGTCGCGGCGCTTGGCGGACTGCTTTTTGTCGGCGGCGTGATTCTCACGTTTCTCGGCGCTCTCGGAATGTTGTCGGTTGGCCTTTCCGCGCTCCCAATGGCAGCGGGCGCGCTCGGCGGTGTGGTGGCCGCAATCTGGCCCATCGTGACTGTGGTTGCTGCGGTGATTGCCATTGGTTATCTGCTCTACAAAGCCTGGACGACCAACTTCATGGGCATACGGGACATCGTATTGCCGATTCTTCAGAAACTGAAAACGAGTTTCTCTTCATTCATGAAAGAGCATGGCGACACGGTGATGGCGTTCGTGAGCGTCGCCGGAAAAGTTGTTTTCGCAATCATGGCGATATCCGGCGCGATTCGGATCGTTCGGAGCGCGGTTTCGATGGCGACAACCGTGTGGCGCACCGGCGCGATGGCCGTCCGCTTCCTTTATTTCAGCTTCCAGATGGCACGCGCTTACGCATCCTATTACGGCCAGGCGATTCTTTCTGCAGCCCGGAACACATTGTCTTTCGCCCGGACCGCCGTCGTCTCCGCCGTGCAGGGATTGAAACGATTTGCGCTTTCTCTCGCGTCCGCGGTTAAACAGGCGGTTCTTTTCGCGGTGTCGCTTGCACGCCAGGCCGTCGCGGCGGTCGCATCGTTCGCAACATCTCTCGTCACCAGCGCGGTCACCGCCATCGGGGCGTTTGCCGCCGCGCTCGTCCCCGCCATCGCCGGGGCATGGGCTTTCACCGTTGCTCTTCTCGCAAACCCGATTACATGGATCGTTCTTGCCATCATCGCGCTGATCGTCATCATCATCCTGCTCGTCAAAAACTGGGATAAGGTGAAAGCGGTCATCATGCGTGTGTGGGGTGTTGTTGTGGAATGGATCAGAGGCGCGGTGGCAAAGATAAAGATGTATTTCATCGGTATTTATCATGCAGTCGTGGATGCCTTCTCCCGCTCTTGGGTCTGGTTGAAGGGATTCATTATAAAGTGGTGGCCATACATTCTCGGTGTGTTCACCGGCGGCATCGGGCTTCTCATCGGACTCATCATTCAGAACTGGGACCAGATCATGGCGTTCCTTCAGGGGATCGGTATGGCGATTTCGAACTGGATAAACGGCATGGTGAACGCGATAAGAATGCGCTGGGAAGCGCTCAAGATGGCCGTGATTTTTATATGGCAGTCCATCCAGAACGCTGTCCTGCTCGTAATCAATGCCGTCAGGACCACCGTGACGAACGTCGTTTCCGCCATACAGATGCGCTGGCAGCAGTTCCGGAGCACGGTCGCCGCCGTGTGGAACTCCATCTCCGCGACGGTGTCCGGCGTGATCGCTGGCATTCAGTCCCGCGTGCAGGCGGTGATTACTTTTATCACCAGCCTGTGGAATGGCCTCAAAACCGCCGTCGCCGGTGTGTGGAATTCCATCGTCGGACAGATCAGCGGAGCGGTTGCCCAGATCAAATCGAAACTCGTCGGCCTTATTCCCGCCTGGCTTCGCACGGCGCTTGGTTACATCGGGATAAATATTCCTTCACCGCAGAAAGAAAAAGGGAAAGGATATGCCACTGGCGGATATGTTGCGAAGACAGGTGGCATCTCGGCGACGCTTCACGAGGGCGAAGTCATCACCCCGGCTCCGGCGGTCCAGAAGATCGTCCGGTTCGCGGACAGGATACCAACGAGTGGCCTCGTTCACGCGCAGCAGACCGCCCCGGCATCGACTACCGTAAGCAACCACATCTCGATCAGTCTTCCGAACGTGAAGGAAATCGACCGGCAGACCGTCGAGGAACTCGCGGAATTGATTATCAAGAAACTCGAATACATGCAGAAGCGGAAACGCGAAGCCGGATTCTCGAACGATTTCAATCCGTCCCTGGCGGTGCGGACATGAACGACACTATCAGTTCCATGCCGACGCCGGACAAGGGATTTCTATATTCCACAGAGGGCGGTGTGATCCTGGACTTTTCAGTGAATCCGGCGCAGCTCCAGCGGCAGGAACAGGCGACGTTCAACACGAGCCTGTCTCCCGGCGCGCCGGGCGCGTTCGTGCAATATACAGGTGGCGGGGAAAGGAATGTGACGTTCGAACTCATTCTCGATGCCATCGGAACCAAGGCCGGACAAGGCGGTGTCCAGCGGGAGATCGCTATCCTCGAAGCGTTCACCTATCCGGACACGAACGATCTGACCAACGCGCAGTTCGTGCCACCGCCCCGGGCACTGCTCGGCATCGGCACCCGTATCTGGGAAGGATATGTCTCGCAGGTTCAATTCACGGAAGAGCGGTTCAACGTTCGGATGGAGCCGGTTTATGTTAAAGCGCAGATAATTTTCACGCTCGATATGTGGAAAAACGCTACAAGCCAGCGGATGCACCAGACGCGCCGCCAGATGTTGTCGAGGTAAATGATGAGTGTTTTTGAAGGTTCCAGATACGAGAAGGTTTTCGTCTACACGAGACGGTTCCGTGACTTTGTGCGCAACACGCTCACCTTCCGGGAGATCGACCGCGCCGTGCCCACGGGGAGCATCCTGCACACCGTAACCGAGACCGACCGGATAGACAACATCAGTTATCACTATTACGGCACACCGGACTTCTGGTGGTATATCCTCGACAGAAATCCCGGCGTGGACGCGCTCGATCTTCCGGTAGGGAAACAGTTATTGATACCGCCACCTCCGCAGG